CGCTCACCTGAGTGACTTTCATAAATGTTGCTCCATTCACGCATAAACTGGCCTACATCAGGCTTGACATCGTACACTGCTGAGTTGTTAGCCAAGGCTCGTTGACCGTTACCGTCCCACCAGTTACCTGCTTTAGCCTTAGCCATACGGTCATCACCGAGGTCAGACAGAGAGATCATTGCTGAGCGACGAACTCCGCCGACCACGACAACTTCTCCGATCTTACAGAGAATGTCATGTGCTTCAATAGAGAATAGTTTCCTACCTTGCGCTCCCTTGAACTTCTGTACGACATACTTGAAGAGATCGACCAATGGCTCAGGGCCACTTGCACGACCACCGAATGTTTTAAGGCGTGTTCCTGCCGGACGTACAGCAGCGACATCCCACTTAGGTACTTCACCAGCCCACAGGAGGGCAAGTACTTGTCGCAGCGCCTTAGCCCAGCCTTCTTTGGAGTCCTTAACGTGAACCACAGTATTAGACTCATACAGCTTCTCAGGAATCTCAGGTAACTTGTTGACATACTTTTGCTCCACTGAGAAACCTACACCTGTGCCGCACAAGAGGATGTACATAGCTTCATCGAAGGCCTTAGGGTCATCAATTGGCATGTACGAACAGTTGTAACCTGCTACGTTTTGACGGGTAAGCGCCTCACCTGAGGTCATGATTGAGCGCATGGAAGGCATCACATTCAAGCCTACGATGTTATCGTACAGTCGGATGTACAGTGACGCAGGGATCACGTAGTTATGGTTCTTCTCTAAGTGGCCTTGCATGAAGTCAAGATAGCGCTTAACAGTCTCAGGCCAGTGCTCACGGCGTCCTTTATCGTCCAAGTAACGGCTGTAGCGCGACTTAGCGATATATTCTTGAAAAGCATTCATTTTACTGTGCGACATTTGTTACCATTCTTTTAAAAGTCATATGATTCTTACCCTCTGCTCCCATTAGATTAGATATGCGAACATATCCGTACCCCATAGTGTGCAGATTCTTAGCGAAAGCTTCGAGTTCTCGTGTCCAAGTACGCCCTCTATTCCAATGGTCAGGATTACCTAACTCGTTAAATTTAGGACGTTCTGCTTTGATAACCGCTGATTCTAACTCTAAAGCTTCTTGCTTAGTCAGTCTATTGTGCTCAATTCTTACAATATCAGCTAACGTGTACCCTTCTTCATAAAGCTCCTCAAGCCAAAGGACATGGGGTTCTTTTCGCTGGTTGCGTCGAGTACACCAAGCCCTATCGTATTGTCCAATTCCGATATAAGGCCTAGAGTTATCTCTTGGGTCTATATGGGAGTAGACATAAAAAGTCTTCTCATTTGTCGTATTCATTTATTGTTCTCTAGTTCGATTAGTTTTTCAAGATAGTGGATTGCCTTTTGGAGGTCAGCGATACCGCCCTTCTCTCTCCAGCGGGACACGTATTTTACACAATTTCCTTCAAAATAGCCAAGGTTATTTGCGTAAATATAGTCCCAAGGTTGAATTCCCTTATCTTTGTAATGCTTTCCACTTACTTGTTTAGCATTAGCACTGGGTGCTTCAGGTAGATCAAGGGCAGCCATGTATTCCTCAATCTGCTTTACTGTCGGTTTCATCGTATTTCCTTTGCAAGTATTCGATTGACAAGAACATCTCATCAAAGTGACCATCCTGTACGTCATTCATGACTAGTAGGCCCCGCCAGTGCTTGTTACTCAGCTGATCCATGTAGTCCTCATCATGGAGGTAATAGCTGCCAGCAACAATAGCACAAATAGGCTTCCCGTCAGCACGTTTCCCGTACGCTACCTGTTTTCCCTGCTGATGACCAGCAACGCAAGACATGTGAAGCTTTGTAATAATAGCAGCAGGTGAGGCGGCGGGTCGCCCCATAGCCCCAACAGGCCAAAAGTGATTAAAGCCCACACCATTGATGAAAACAGGATGAAGGAACTCATGTACTTCCCAATCTTTCAAGTTAAGGTCATCATAGGTCAGCAGCCCCTCAAGCATGGGGTTGTTGTTCACAGCCCTTGTGAGCCTGTTTTCGTGGTTACCCTTGAGGAACACCATACGAGGCTTGTAGATCTTCTGCTTGCCATCTTTCTGAGCCTTCTGGAGGTTGTGTAGCGGGTTCAGTAGGGAAAGCATCCCAGTGTTCCCTGCTGCTACGTCAGCTAGGTAGCGCTTACCTTCAAAGTATTTGCTACCAGCTTTGTCATGACTTGAGAGGCTAGGGAAGTCCCAGTGATCTCCCAAGTGAACCACTATGTCAGGGCGGTAGTCACAGATAGCCTTACCTGCCCATTCAAGGTGCTTAATAGGCGTATCTGGCTTGCACTGAGTATCTGGTACGACTAGGATTCGCATTACAGAGGCTTCCAAGCAAAGTCGCTTACTCGTGTCTCGTAAACCTCAGGGCAAGCCAACAAAAGCTTTTGAAGCACTGCATCATTCAAGCTTCGCCCGTAACCAGCACACTGCTTGCCTGTGGCCTCATCGACTACATTGTGAGGGAAGGCGACTGAGTAGTACACCTGCTCTTTGATGTTGTAGCCGTAGTGCTTACCCATGACATCGAGAATCTGATCTAGACAATCCATCCATGTGGAGTCGTTGGTATTGAAGATCACATCGTGCTTCGTAGGCTCTACTTCATCATCGGAGGTGTACTCAGGTGTGTACATCTCAAATGCCCAGTAGCCATCGTCAATTACATTGGACTTGAACTCATCAAGGTCATCCTTCTTAGGCTGCTCTTGGGTTGTGAACAGCTCAGTGAACTTGTTTCGCACTAATTGCATCGAAGATTTTACATTGTCAAACATGGTTAGCTCCTTTTGAATGGTTGGTTCATTAATCTTACGGAAATACTCAACTAGCTGTTGGTGACTCATCTAAGCTCTCCTGTTCACCCAAGTACTCTTTAGCATCTTCAATACCTTGTTTCAAGGCAGTCATGATGCCGTGTGTGAGAAGAGAGTTGCGTTCCTCCTCGCTCATGTTAAAAGTATAAGTTGCGCTACCATCTTCATGCTCCTTCAGTAATGTAACTTCCATCTACTACTCGCTTTCTTCGTTCGTTAATCCAATGTTCTGGGATAACTTTATCAGCGTAAAGAAACCCATTCTTTTCACACCACTGACCATACGTTGTACGTGAGCCTTTGTAGAGCTTCTGTTTGCTGTTAGCAAATACAAACCGTATATCCAGATGAGGCTGCTGTCTTTTCACAAGCACGTGCTTCTGTCTATCAGCCATTACAAACCTGCCCTTAGTCTCCACGATGATGCCATTATCTAGAACAAAGTCAGGAGTATATATGTGTTCACTCGCTGGCTTAATGTACTTGACCTTGACCTCTTCGTAGGTGAAAGGAACCCCCGCTGCTGTTAGAGCCTTAGCGACATCCTCCTCCAAGCCGCTACGCCACCCTGCCTTCAGCGCATTAGCTCTCTTCGAGCTTGTTGTTTTCCTAGTTACCATTCAGCTTAGTCCGTTCATACTGGTGCAACAGAGATCCAAAAGCATCTACAAAGATCTCATCATGATTAGTCTGGCCCATTCCAAACAGGATAGCGTGAACTAGTTCATGAAAGAAAGTCTGTTCAGTAAATGTCTTGTTCATCCCTGTGCGTAAGTAGATAATCTGAGTAGTGCAGTCGCATTTACCGTACTCACTCAAGTCATCTACGTACTTAACTAGCCACTGGCATCCAACGAGATGGAAGGAGCTAGGAATGCTTGGTTTGGGAGTCGCCTTAACCATAAAAGACCTGCATTTTCTGCAACACGCTCTTTGGTAAGACCTGCATCAAGATATGATTTAACAACTGCTGCATACATTTCCTCTTCAGTTTTACAATCAAGTAAGATCTTCTCTGCCTTCTTAGGCCCGATACCTTTCAAGCCGATGATGTTGTCAGTACGATCCCCTGTGAGCATCTGTGTGTAGAAGTTACGAAGACCTTGTTCCTCAGTAACGTAATACTCTTCACGCTTCACGAAGTTGTAATGCCAACCTGCAACCTGATCTAGGTCTTTGTCAATGGAGACAATCCATCCACCTGTTGAAGTAGCCTCGATAGCCACTGCATCATCTGCTTCTTCACCCTCAACCAGTTCTGCACCTAGGCGCTGGAGATGGGTACGGATAGCATCGTAATGCTTTGGCCTCTTGGCGTCTTTTCTGTTCCCTTTGTAAGGCTCAGTGACTGCTATGTCGTTACGAAAGTTACCTTTGCCTGTGATGTATGCTTTGTAGTCATCGCACTTCAAGTCTTGGTAAACAATCTCATTGACTAGCTGAGTCACACGAGCCAAACAGATAGCCTCGTCAACGTCTTCGCTTGCAAAACCTACCCTGTAACAGATAATGTCAGCATCGATGATCGCTAACTTAGGCCTATCAATAGGCGTCATCAGTCTCCTCTTCAGGCACGTAAGTCTTCACTTCCGTGATCATAAGCTTCTTAATGCTAGGTGCATTACCGTTAGCAGCGCTCATTCGGTGAGTGTAAGAACCTACAATAGCAATACATTTAGAGCCATTGCCTAAGGTTTTGATATCGATGTCTTCCATCGTCACATCATCTACAGGCTTGAAAGCATAGTTGCTCTTACCTACGATGAAGTTACCCATAGCAGCTTTGTTAGGCTTGTTCTTTACCTTGATACCCAAAGATGTCAGCTTAGCTGCGTCATCATCGCTAATGTTGCAGAGTGTGCATTCGTACTTGTCGTTAGCTGGGTTGAACATCGGATTGAACTTTCCCATCCACTGGTTATAGAACAACTCACCTCGAACTTTAACTGTCTTCAAATCTGTCATGATTTCTTTTCCTTCGAAATTAGGCTCTCGCCAAGTTTATAAATCGTACGTCTTTCCGTACTGTCATTCTAGCCGTTAGTGGGTTTCACGCCAATTACGACCAATTTTGTATTCACCATCTAGAGGGCATAGTAGATTATACGCTACACCTGCCCCTCTGATGGATTCAACACAAGCTTTGCCCACACTGTCAGCAATGTCTTTTGAGCATTCAAACTGAATCTCATCGTGAACATTAGCTACCAATTTTACATTCCATTTGTTCTCTTTCACCTTCTTATCGAAGAGTACTAAAGCTTTCTTCATGACAATCGCGCCAGCGCCTTGTAGTAGGCTATTGAGCGCCGCATGTTCATAACGAACCCATATCTTACGACCATCAAGCCCGTGTACATAGCCCTTGCCCGCCCATGAGGATACCTTATCACGTAGAGAGAGCAGCGCGGGAGTCCCTTCAAGAAAGGAATCGATAAGCTTTTGTCCAGAGGTATAACTACCACCGACAATCGATCCAATCTTCTTTGCCCCCGCGCCGTAGAGAAAGGCATAGATGAAAGTCTTCGCTTGGTCGCGAGTTTGTAGGCCAGCTGCTTTTTGATTAACCGTGTGGACATCCGTGCCGTCTTTAGAGCTTCCCTCGGTGACTGTCTTGACATAATCCTTATCCTCCATGTAATGAGCTAACATACGCAGCTCTAAACCACTTGCATCACATCCAACTAGGACGTTACCTTCTTCAACTGTCCAGCACTGCCTACACTCAGGGCCATAGAGAGAGCCTGAGTTAGGGATCTGTGCCATGTTAGGCTTCATGTGAGTCATACGGCCCGTTACAGCCCCGTTGGTGATGACCCTGCCGTGTACCCTACCATCCTCAGCTACAACCTCAAGCCACGATTCAACCTGAGCTATGCGCTTTCCTAGCATCATGTACTCAGCAATGGTCTTAGCTAGAGGGTACTTCAAAGACATCAACACAGTCTCATCCACTATGACTTGCCCTTTAGGGTAGTTAACTGTAGGCTCAGTAAACTTCTTAGGCTTCCACCCTAGAGCTATGAGCTTCTCAGCTATCTGCTGCCTAGAAGAAGGATTGAACACCACAATCTCAGGCTTGAGAATCTTCCCTGTCTTCTCAGAGATACGCTCAACTTCGTAAGGTGGGTACTCCTCCTGCAATTTGTCATTGATAGCGCTCATCTTCCCCTTGAGTTCAGCAAGCAAACAAGTAGCATAGACTACATCGAGCTTGAAACCGTTCTTCTCCTGCTTAGCTATGATGCCAGCAACTGCGTGCTCTAGCTCTACGCTTTCATCAGAAAAGCCTTCAGCTTTGATAGTAGCTTCCAAGTGATTAAATAGAGTCCGTAGAACGCCAACATCACGTACGCAATAATGTTCAAGAAGAGCATCAACGGGCGCATCAAAACACTCACCAGAATATGCCTCCTCACGATTCACCATCCACTGCCATGTCGCCTTGTAGTCCAGCTTCTTCACTCCCAAGGTCTTTCCCCATGCGTCTAGGCTGTGTCCGTTCTCTCTTGTTGGTTCTAGCAACCTTGACACTATCAATGTATCGTACGCTTGCTTCAATCCAATCTTCGTCTTCCATAACCTGTTCAGAATCGGAAAGTCGAAGCCTATCCCGTTGTGGGCTGCGATCAGCGTAGCGTCCTTTAAGTAGTCCCAAATGCCTGTTGGAGCTTTCCATACTTTCACCTCTCCTGTGTCAATGTCCTGCGTAACAGCGAGATGAATGACGCTATGCGCCAAGTTGGTCTCGATATCAATAGCAATACGTTTCATGATGTGTTTTACTTTAAGTTAAGGAACAGCCCGATCTGGGCAAAGGAGTAGCCTATCCACATGATACCAGCACCCATGTCACCCTTGAGCCATTGTAGCGTTCCTACAATAGCGTAGCCTACACCTATAGTTCCAACAATGATCATCTCAATCATAGCCCCACCTTATAGTTCAACCATGCGCCCTGTGCGCTGATCGTAGTTCAGAGAACACGCTGGCCCTGTGAGTCCGTTAAACCTATTCTTAGCTACAGCTACCTTAGTAGTGTGCCTGATAGAGATATCTGGACTCATAGAGTTACGCTCTAGAGTGATAACAGCGTCAGACAACTGAGCAATAGCACCAGAGCCACGTAGCTGAGATAAGGATACCGATTCACCATCTTCATGTCCTTTGTTAGATGTGCTAGGTCGTTTCAAGTGGCTGACACAAATGAGTGTGATGCCTGTTTCTTGCACCAATGTACGCAGCCTAGTCATCAAAACATCAATAGACTTGCGCTCATCATTCCCATCCATACCAGAAACAACGAGAGAAATATGGTCGAGGAACACCACACGACAGTCACAAGCACGCGCCATATAGCGGATTCGATTGATAACATTATCGATGGCAAGAGAACCGAAATGGTCAAACAGGAAAACACGATTAGTACCCAGAGTAGCATCGAAGGCCTCCTTTAATTCTTTGTCTGTAACAGGGGTGTCAGGCAGGTGAAGCTTTTTGTTTGCGTGTAAGGACATAATTGACCTTGCGGTTTTTCGCACTGACTCCTCCAAGAACATCCCACCAACATTCCACTTTGTTGTTTCGAGGATACGAAAGAGGATCTCTCTAAGAAACTGAGACTTTCCAAGTCCAGACCCAGCTGTGACAGTGATAAGCTCAGCTGCTCTGATTCCGTAGAGAAGCTCGTTGAGTCCTCTGAAGGGATAGAAGGCTTCTGCAACTGGCTCAGGCGTAGATACGCTGTCCCAAAGTGTTGAGGCTTGGACGATCCCATCGGGTACAAAACTCTCAGCTCTCCACCATTGGTTAACGTATTCAGCTCCTCGTCCGTTAGAGAGGTAATCACAGGCATCTTTGCACTCCTTTAAATGTTTAACAATTTTAACTTTATTCCCGAACAATTCAGCAACTTCCTTAGCTGCCTTCTGACCCACTTCATCACCATCGAAACAGATCACGATAGCCTCAAAGCTATCTAGGTACTCATACTGAGCCTTGCAGTCCTTGACAGCAGCTGAAGCCCCGTTACGGATAGACACAGTAGGCCACTTGCTGCCTGTCATCTGATACGAGGCCAATGCGTCCAGCTCACCCTCGACAATGGTGATGTACTTCCCTGACTTTTGAAACAAATTCTGACCAAAGAGTGTAGCATTAGTGAAATTCCCTGCAATTGAGAAGGTTTTGTTCTCAACAGATCGGATCTTTTCAGCTACTTTAGCGCCTGTTTCATCGAAATAAGGGTAGTAATGCTTACCATCTGCCTGAGTAACACTGAAGTACTCACATGTCTCACGTGAGATACCCCTGTCCACTATGGCTTTAGCTTCACCTGTTTGTTTCATCTGGAATACCTTACTTTGTATAGGAACATGTCGATTTTCTCCTGCATTTTGTACATGTTCGCCCGATGTGTACGTTTTACAACTGTGGCAGTACGTATGCCCGTCATCGTAATACGAGTTCGCATCTGAGCTTCCACAAGCCTCACATGAGCCATGACGCAGGAACTTGGAGGCCACCTTGAGGGCATTAGATGTCATCATATTCTAGCTCCTGCCTCGCGCCACAATCGTCACACTGAGAGTAGTGCCAATGGGCTTGTCTGTACATTGGGCCGCCACACACATCACAAGTCCACTCATCTTCGTAATCAGCGTCATCGTATGTATCGACTTCATCATTCATGTGTTCTTCTCCATCCATTGTTTAAATCTAGCATCAGTGTTGCTAGGCTTTGCTCGTACCCTTTTAAGGGCTTTAGAGGCCTGTTTAAGAGGTTTTTCCTCATGGTAGGTAGGCCACGGTGCATTGGGTGCTAAAACGGTCTTGTAGGGCTTCATTTCAAAGCCACCCTTACCAAAGCTAAGACAGCAATCAAAACGGATATTACCATTTGACCTCCCGCATCTTAGACCTTAAGTCCATCATTACAGTTTCCCAACCGTACACTTCAATCAAAGACACAAAGTTATCAATTGTATTCATGTAATGCGCTTCTTCCTGCAAGGATAAGACATCATCATTCTCAGCGTCCATGTCCTTAACAGTCCCGTTCAGCAGGTAGTCCATCACTGGATTGAACCCGTAGACATTGACTGCTTCAGCAAGAGACTTAGGTGTCTGCTCTTGCATTTGTTCTTCCCACTCAATCATCAATTCTTTCATTTTACCCATTGCATTTTCTCCCTTTTAAGTCTTAAAGTCTTTAAAGTATATATCTTAAATAGAGTATTTACTTTAATAGTGTATTTTACTTTAAAGATATCTTCAATCTTCATAGTCATCTACAGAGTCTTCAGAGTTATCTTTAAAGTTATATAGTGCATCGATGTCTTCTAGGGAAACTGAGTTGTTTTCAGTGTCCAGATCATCATCATCGTTATCATCCTCATAACTATCTAGATCAGCCTCACTTATTAGGTCTTTTCTATCAATTGTTGGGATGATTGTCTTCACATCATCGAAGCAGACTTTGCAGAGATCCAAGAATTCAAACGTTATGGCATGTTTGCGCGTTGATTCGTAGTCTGTCAAAAGTCTGTCACAAGTTACACAGTGCATTTTAAGCCCCTTTCATGTCTTACCCTAGTCAGGGTATCAATTGTTTAAAATAATGCCTTTAAAGCCCCATTAAAGGGCTTGGAGGCACATCCTTGAGTCTATCTTCTAACCATTTCTTGTGATCCTCAGGTGTCCAAGGTTTCAAAGGGTTATCTTCAGTTGGAAATGGCCATGTTTTGTTTACCATGTTTCATTCTCCCATCTCATAGTTTAAATTGTCCAATGTATCGCCTAGGTTATCCCATTGAAGCATGAAATCCAGATCTTCCCCTGCAGCCTCATTCAGCATAGGCGCGTATTTGATCATTGCCCCTTGAGTTTCTTTGATCAGAGACAATAGAGTGTCACGTGTGTTTACAAGTTCGTCAGCTAACGGGTTCCCCTCGCGCCATAGTCGCCGCTCCAAGTTAACAAATTCCTGATTGTTTAACATGTTATTTCCCCTTTGTTTTTACTTGAGTGTACAGAAAATTATAACAGCTATAACAGCCAACCACATGGGAAGCAAAGTAAACGCAACCCATGAAAAAGCCACTAAAATCGCTGTCATGAAAATTAATTCACCGATATGTGCCATTGTATATCCCCTTGTGTGTTAGTTAAGTTAAAAGCTAAACGATGCACCGACAGCGCTACCCGTTTTACCGTCCTCAGTAGCACTCATAGAGCCGTAGACCCTAAGATTATCACGCACAAGGTGAGTAATACCTACAGACACAGCAGAGTATCCCTGATAGTGACCTACAGCGCCTGAGACAGCAGTGCTCTTACCTGCAGTCGGAGTAGCGTTTGCTGCTGCTGCTGCAAGACCCATCGCGCCTACCTTTTTCATCTCTGTGTTTAATTCAGCGTCACCAGCTACCGCACGAGCGATGGCACGGGCTTCTGCTGTGTTAGCTTTCTTCAGTGAGTTTGCTTCTAGGTTGATACCTTGCTGTTTGATGATGTTGTTTGTGCCCTCGAATCTCTTAGAGATAGCGTTATCTGCTGCAATACGTTCTGCTCGTTCTTGAGCTAGTGTCTGAGAGGATACGTTGAAGGACGCTAACAATGTTGCAGCGATTAAAGACAGTTTGAGTTGTTTCACGGTGTCCCCTTGATTAGCAGTTAAACAGTTCTTCTAAGGCGTCTTGAAGGCCAATAGAATCAGTGAAGGTAGCAGTAGCACTCTCGCCCCACCAATGGCCTTCTACAGTGTTTGTACGTGTGTTAACCCAGATATTTGGGCCACCGAAGGCAACGAGCACGCGAGCACCTAGCAAAGTTTTCTTGTCACTTGCGACAATGTACTCAATGTCTAAGGCGTCTTGCAAGTAGTCAAAGGCTGAGCACTCGTCGCCGTCATCGTTACGGTCAAAGTCGGCCTCACTGATACGGCGTGCAATGTCATTGACGTGGTTTTGTAAATCGTTGTTCATGGTCTTGATCCTTAAGAGATGATTGATTGAATGGCACAATGTACCGCAAAGGATAGACCCGCTACCCTTCACGCTGGATTGTATCAGCTCGGATATTTAAATCTGAATTGATCCCCGATGACCTCCAAACAACCCTTAGATTCCAAAGCTCGAATGGCTTGCTGGGTCGTCTTATCGCTTGCAAAGGTATGCCAGCCACGGTATTTCTCAGCAAAGGCCAACGCCTTGACTTGATGTTTACCCGTGGCCTTGATAGGCTGAGCAGCCCCATAATAAATAGTTAGAGTTGTCATGATGTGTTTCCTTTAAGTTAAGCGGTCATCCAGACCACGACCACGGCGATAAAGCCGAGAATGTAGATAATATTGTCGATTGTCTTGTTTGGCATGATGTGCTCCAGTAAAGACCCCGAAGGGTCAAGGGTTTAAATAGTTGCGTTCATCTCATCGTAGAAGTCTGCGAGTGTCTCGTATGGGACACCTTCCCAGCTTGCAGCCTTGAAACAGGCATCAGGGAACTCCCAGTCGTTGCGGATGAGGTGGCACATCTGATCGTAAGCTTTCTCTACTGGTGTGCCTGAGAATGTGTGTGTGTCTGCTTTGCGTGATGTCATGATGGTGTGTCCTTGATTTAGTTGCGGTCAGCTTCGATCTGGAGACCCCAGTCAGCCGTGCGGAGCATCCACTTGCAGTAGTCGCCATTGTCAGCGTCCATCTGCATGGAGGTGATGAGGTCAGCCTTCTCGATGGCCACCATGAACTCTGAGCCTTGGATGGTGACGAAGGCTTTGCCCTTGTGTTTGCGGATGATCTTGATGGCCTGAGATGAGGGCACTGGTGTGTACCAAGTGTCTGCGATGGTGTGTGTCTGCATGGTGTGTCGATCCTTGACAAGTTGTTGATGAGCTTCCAGTGTAGCAGGTTCTGGTGATCTGTCTCTAGGGACTTTCCCTAGGTAGGACACCTGCCCTGCTCCATTGTATATTGCATGAACCATGCCAGCTCTGATTATGTAGTACTTTGTTAAACAATCCATGCGTATGGCCCGCTAAACTAATACCTGAGTACTCACTGTTGTTTATCTACCACAACTACTGTGCACCTTTGTAGTGCAATAATGCACCATTGTTGTGCTCTTATGCACCAACTTGATTAGTCTGTGGATAACTAGGTAGTTGCTAACATGTTATCTCCAAGTACGATATCACTATATGAAAATAGGGATTTACCCTTAGAATCTAGGTAGTACAATGTAGTACTAAATAGGTGCTTCATAGCCCCATGTGCATAACCTGTGGAGATCCTGTGGATAACTTTACTGACTGCTTGGTCAGTAGAGCTGTTGGTGCTTGTGAGGCCATGTGAGTACCTTTGATGTACTTGATAGGGGGGGAGGGGGAGAGCTGTGTGAGAAATCTTTGTAGGAGCCTCCTAAGTACACAAAAAAGAGTACTAAAAAAGAGTCCTTGTTATGACTAAAAAGTCTATAGACAACAAGGCTTTACAGGCTGTTTAGTACTGTTGTGTAAATACAACTGTAATAGCGGACACAGGAGGCCTGTCATAGTGCTCTTGAGATCTGTAAAGTGGACACAAGAGGGCTATGAAGATAGGGATCTGTCACGTAGGAGACACTGTATAGAAAATAAATCAATAAAGATGCAAATAAAGCTTGACTTTTAAGAATTAGCTTGTATAATATTCTGTATAGATTATAAATCTATCAAGAACTCAAATGAAGTACTAAGTAGACAGGCTACTCAGTTAAGCTACAGGAAGTTTCTAAGTGAGGTTACTGATGTGTATGTCTTCCTAAGTTAAGGCTGATATGTCCACAAGAGGTAATAGAAGTAAATAAATACTTCATTTAGATTCTTGCTTATAAGACTTATAAGTCCTTTAGAGATGCTTTAAAGTATCTTTAAAGGCTACACGTATGTCCGTTATTTATCATGGTCTATCTCCGTTACAAGGACAAAGATGACACAAGAACTACTAGTAGAAGAAGCAACTAAGCGTAAGGCAGGTAGGCCTAAGAAGGGTGAAGTAGTAGCTAAGAAGTCCAAGAACAGGGGTACTCTAGGTAGACCAGTGGGTGACAAGGCTATCATGGATGAGTACAAAGCTAGGATGCTTAACTCCCCTAAGTCAGCTAAGGTCTTAGAAGCTATCTTCGATGCAGCATTAGATAATGATCATAAAGCTCAAGCAGCAGCTTGGAAACTAATTATCGATCGCATAGCGCCAGTGTCTGCTTTTGAGCTGACAAAGGTTGGAGGACAGGCTCCTCAGATATCGATCAACATTACTGGTTTAAATCAACCGACCGTTGAAGCAGAAGAAATACTGTACGATGTTACGGACGTTCAGGTCAAGGATACCGAGGAATGACGGCTCTTAACTTCGAGCTACTCAAATGGCAACAAGAGGTCTTTAAGGACACTCACCGCTTCAAGGTCGTAGCAGCTGGTCGTCGTTGTGGTAAGAGTAGGCTTTCCGCTGTAACCTTGCTTATAGAGGCTTTAAACTGCCCTGAAGGCTCAGCTGTGATGTACATAGCCCCTACCCTAGGGCAAGCTAGAACGATCATGTGGGACTTGTTAAATGACCTTGGTAGGCCTGTTATCAAGTCAGCTCATATCAACAACCTTGAGATCACTTTAGTCAATGGACGTAAGATACTTGTTCGAGGTGCTGATAATCCTGACTCTCTACGTGGTGTTTCACTCACCTA